GATCTCAATATATTTGGCTGACCAAATCAGAATCTGTGCAAAAACCGATAAGCGCATATCTTACGTGATACATAATGGCATGATCGCTAGCAGAATACTTAATTATAAGTGGCGTAAATACAAAGGTTTCAATAAGCACACAAAGCACATACATATTAGTTTTACAAAGTTAGGCGATAAAGATAGCAAGCCGTTTGAAATACCACTACTAGGGGGTAACATATGAAAATAAGCAATAAGCAAAAGGCAATACTTAAATCATACTTTAGGGGTGTTCTTGTATCATTCTTAACATTCTTAGCAAGTAATGAGCTAGGACTAGATCCAGTTATATCAGTGGTAGTGGCCGCACTTGCAGGCCCAGCAGCTAGGGCTTTAGATAAATCCGATGATGCTTATGGCCTCGGTGCAGATGAAGCATGACACCGGAACAGTGGGCTGGCTTTATAGCTGGCGGTTGCGCCGTGCTAACAAGCGTGCTAATAGGATTACGTTTTTTAGTTAAAGGCTGGCTTAACGAACTACGTCCTAATGGTGGCGCAAGCATGAAGGATCAGTTAACAAGATTAGAGCAGCGTGTTGATGATCTATATTCTTTAATAGTTAAGCGACAATAATCCTATGGCTGATACAAGGCGTAAACGTAAGAAGATAAATAAGCGCGTGGTGCGTAAATCACCTGAGCCATTATCTAAGTTAGAACAACATTATATTTGTATGAACGAGATATACAAAGCTGCACGTAAGGCTGGTTTTAATGAGAGCTGTGCATTGTACTTTGTATCAGATAGGGCAACTATGCCTGACTGGGTAATAGGTAATGGCGGCATCATACCTACTATTGATCCTACAGAAGAGGATGAAGATTAAGCGTTGGCTAGTAATATCAGACTTACAGATTCCATACCATCATGAGCAGGCAGTCAAAAACGTCATTAAACTTGCAAGACGTGAGAAGTTTGACGAGGTTTTATGTGTTGGCGATGAGATCGATTTTCAAACAATTAGCAAGTGGGCTGATGGCACACCTTTGGCTTATAGCCAAACTCTTAACGAAGATCGTGCAGCTTGTCAAGACATACTATGGGATCTTACCGAGTACAGCAAAAAGGCTAGTGTTATCCGCAGTAATCATACTGATCGCCTTTACAATACTTTACTGAAAGCACCTGGCTTAATAGGTTTACCAGAGTTGCAATACCCTAAGTTTATGGACTTTGCATCTATGGGCATTGATTATCACAAGACAGCTTATGAATTCCACCCTGGCTGGGTATTAGCACATGGCGATGAAGGCAGCATGAGTCAGCACGCAGGTATCACAGCTCTTAACTTGGCTAAAAAATGGGGCAAATCGGTCATAGCAGGACATAGCCATAGACTGGGCATGAGTGCCTATACAGAAGCCATAGGAAGCCATTACAGACCCTTATACGGGGTTGAGGTAGGTAATCTAATGGATAGGAAAAAAGCCTCTTATATACGCTATGGAAGCGCGAATTGGCAGATGGGTATTGCTATACTAGAAGCCGTAGGAAAGACGCTAACACCCACGTTAGTGCCTATTTCAAAGGATGGCTCATTTACAGCTCTAGGGCGGTATTACGGGTAACATCGTTACCTAATCGTTATACAAACTACGCCCTAAATAATCCACAAAGTCGTACACACATGTCACACTATTGCTATGCCACAAGATATGTGAGCATAGAACGGGCTACAGTGGACAAGCACATAGAAAAAATGATAGATAACACTATCTATAACTTAGCAAAGGCTAAGGAATTAAATAACCCAGTAGTTGCACAAGCTGTGTTAGTTAATTTGCAAGAGGTATTACCTTCATACATTGATGCGTTAGCGAGCGTGGATGCATGATAGAGACAACAGCACCATGGATAGTGCTTTATAGCGTCCTCGGTTATTTTATTGCATGGGGCGTTTACGAAACAATTAAAGATAATGCATTCCAATCAGGTTATTGGAAAGGCCGTAAAGACGGCTATGACATGCACCGCAGGATCACAGATAGCAAAACTAATGTCGACAACAACTGAACAGCTGTTTGATAATGTCATCAAAACTATTCATGAGAGAGGTGTCCGCTATGGGCATCCAATTACAAACCACAAGAGGATTGCCGAACTGTGGAGTGCATATTTGGGTTATCCAATTCAACCAAACGAAGCTGCAATTTGTATGGCGTTGGTCAAGATCAGCAGGCAAGCTGAAGATCCTGCGTACCTTGACAATTACGAAGATGCAATCGCCTACCTTGCAATCAGTAAAAGCATTACAGATGCAATGCAAGACGACTCAGATGATTGGAAAGACTAATGGCATTTGATTTAAGCCAATACGAAACCGTAGACGAAAGATTACATAAGTGGTGGAAGGAGTTCCCAGATGGAAGATTGGAAACAGAAGTTGTCGAGGCCTCAAACACTAGATTCATTGTTATTTGTAGGCTATTCAGAACGGAAGTCGATCTCAAGCCGTACGCTACTGGAATTGCGAGTGAGACTGTTAGTGATCGTGGCGTTAATGCGAATTTTGCTTTACCTAACTGCGAAACAAGCGCAATTGGTAGAGCGATTTCAAATGCGGGTCTCTCAGCTAAAGGCAAGCGTCCAAGCCGAGAAGAAATGGCATCTGTAAATGAAAAAGAAGCAGATACATTTAAACCTAAATATGGCAGACCAGGATCTAAGTCGGCTGCGATGGAATATGCGTTACATATTGTGGACACACAACTTAAAGATAGTAGTAACGAGCCTGTGCCTGTTGCTTGGTCTATTGGCGACAGCGTTAGCAAAATTGGTGAAGTACCTACTGTTGGGTTTACTTGTAGGCATGGTGATATGGTAAAAAAAGAAGGCATTGCCAAAGCAACAAATAAACCGTATGCAGGTTATGTATGCACCGCACCAAAAGGCGATCAATGTGATGCTAAGTGGGCAAAGCTCACAAGTGCTGGCACATGGTTTTGGCCCGATGATGCAGAATCAGGTAAAGGGGGTGAATGATGGGATATATTGAAGTATTAAATGGTTCAGGCTTTACATTACGCATGGAAAATGATAACGAAAGCCTAAACCTAAGTGCAGATAGATGCGTATCGTGTAATGATGACAGGTTATTACATGATGGTCAGTATTTGGTTTGTTCTCAGTGCCGCTGCAGGCAATAAGAAAGGGGATTTTATCACATGTACACAAAGTTTAAGTGTAATGGCTGTGATCGTAAGACTGAATTCTTATGGCTTGAGCAGCTAGATACGCCTGAAGGATTTAAGGCATATCAGTGTATGGACTGTGGCTGCGTTGGGGTAAAAAACATTGCAGAAGCGTTAAATATACCTGACAGTAACTTAGATAGATGCAAGCAGTGTGGTGGCTGGCAATTCCTAGGTAGTGGTTGCCACACTTGTGCATTGATAGGAACTAAATAATGGATGCTGGTTATGCAGAGACTTGGTTAGACCTTGATGATATCAAAATTTGCACATTGGTCGAAATCCTTGCTTAACTTGACAACGCATGCTACCCTAAAGAAGCGTTCGATCTTAAATCGAAAAGCTGAGTCGCCAACGGCTAGACTCGGAAGGCGCAGAGTTTGGGCGACCTTTATGCTAATTGCATTTATCAGTTGCTTTTTAAAAGATTATTCCGTTGCGTATAGTCAATACAAAACACAGCATTACAAACAATATACATTTATACAATTAAATGATGTTGATGAGTATTACTGCATAGAAGAGCTGTGGCATTTAGAGAGCAGATGGAATTACAAAGCAAAGAACCCTAAGTCAAGTGCAGCAGGTATCCCACAATTACTCAACTTAAAAGAGCCTAATCCGTTTAGGCAAATAGATCGTGGTTTGCGTTATATTGAACATAGGTATAATGGTTCAGCTTGTAAAGCATTAGCACATCATAAGATTAAGGGCTGGTATTGAGTAGGAAAGCAATAAGCAGTGGCAAGTGGAAGAAGCTAAGACTTACCATACTTGACCGCGATGGCAGACAGTGCGCCAGTTGTAACGGGCCAGGCGAAACGATCGATCACATATTTCCACGCTCAAAAGGCGGTGACATGTGGAGTCCAGATAATTTACGGGTCCTATGCAAATCGTGTAATAGTTCTAAGGGTGGTCGTTTTTTTAGCCACAAGGCGAC